CGGCCCGTGTCCAGCGCAGCGCACATTCGCAGCGTCGAGCTGTTCCGGCGCCTGCACATGTTTGACCTGGGCGCCAAGTCAATCAACGAGATCAGCACGCTCGACGTCGAGCTGGCACGCAACCTGTACCTCCTGACGCACAAGCCGGCCAGCGCTAACCACTGGCTGCGCATCGTCAAGCTGCTGACGATGTGGGCGGTCAAGCGCGGCATGCTGGCGGCGATGCCATGGCACGTGCCCATGCTAAAGGTGCAGAAGCGTCCGCGCTCGATCCTGCCGCTGGCCGCCGCGCGCGCATGGTTCGCCGCCGTCGACGAGGCCACCGCGCACGCACCCGGGATCGGCACCGCCGTGCGCCTGATGTTCGGGCTGGGCCTGCGCGAGGGTGAGGCGATCAGCGCGCGCTGGGAGTGGATCGACTGGGCCCGCAAGACGTATACGCCAGGCATCACGAAGGGCAGGGAGGCCGAGCGGGTGCCGATGGCAGGATGGCTGCGCGAGCACTTGGAAGCGCGGCGTCAGGCGGCTGGTCTGATCGTGGCGAGGCCGGACGGGCAGGCCTTCGCGTCTGGCTTCGCCCGGCAAGCCATCCGGCAGGCCAATGACACCTGCGCAATTAAGGGCATCACGCCGCACCGGCTGCGCGGCACATTCGCGACATTGATGTCAGAGGCTGGGGTGCCAATCCAGACAGTGCAGCGGGTGATGCGTCACAAGAGCTTCACCACCACCATGGGATATTTGGAGATGAACCTTGACTTGGCTGCACAAGCACAGGAAAAGATTGGCTTTCTCTCGCAGCTCGACAACGGATAAGCATGTGCAGTGCCTCAGGTTACCCAACACTAATTATTCAACGCTCAGGCAGCTGTAATCCAATGTGCCTTAATAAGAGCTTGCCAAACGGTGTCACTGTGGGGCTTCCTGTCTTCCAATTCCCTGTATGCGCATCAAACTCTGGCAAGCGCGTTCTGGCATCGCATTTCAGAGGCCGTGCTAACAGGCCTAATGAAACTAGATGTTCAGTGTAGTTTTTTTGCAGAGCATCGCGGTCCCGCGTTTCTTGGCTACTCGAAAGCGAGGTCCTGATAGGTTTTATAACCTCAGCATGCTTAGTACGAAACTCATTATCCCCGTTCAGTGTTGGAGAACAATAGAAGCGAAGCCAGATAATCTCGACATCATTAATATCCCCTAAAATTCGAAGCAGATGTCGCGTTTCCGCTGCCGATATATGAGATTCGGATAGCCCCATGGCTAGCAGCGAAGTAAGATATTCCTTACGTTCGTCAGTAACCGCTTGGGCAGCTTGCCTCACGGATTCCTCAACAAGATCAACAAAATTTTCGTTAGTTAGCTTTGCTCTTAGTAGATCCTGATCAGCCTTTCCAAGCCGTACCTCAAGCAGTCGTGCGAAGTCAACTAAGCGATCCATTCGTTGTCGAGGAATAATAGAACCTGCTAACTCTGACAAGGCGGAACCTACACCCGGGACAGCGCCTAACGCGGATTTTGCGACACTTACAAAATAATCCGTTCCGTTCTGATCGAGAGGATCACTCATAGGTTCGCTCCGCAAGATGATGATGAATTTTTAATATTCACAGTACAGTAAACGGCGACAATGTGCCACAGAAATGACACAGATCAGTGAAGTAAGCCGGTAGGTACAGGCTCTACGTTTGATTAATGATCAGCAGAAATTGGGTGGCTGATGTTGGTGCCTGCAGTTGCTGGTAGCAGCAAGCGAGGGGATGACTGGACTGAAGAAATTCGATAGAACCATGCAGATGCTGGCCCACGGACAAGTCGGGGTGCGTGAGCCAGTCGTCTTGTTTAGCTAAGCTTGCGGCGGCGAGAGGCAAGTCCAGCAACGCCGAGCGTCAGCAGAGCTAGGCTTCCTGGCTCAGGTACTTCAGTAACGGCGTCTGTCCACGCGACATCGTCGAAGGTGAAATGATCACTGACGACGCTGACGCGGAACTCGTCGATATTAGTGAAGAGTGCGCCGAAATTGTACGTGCCAGCATTGCCAGCAATATCGACGAAGCCGAGCAAATTTCCGCCCGAGTATGCAGAAAAACGCGCCGGGCCGTTCCCACCATCCGAGATCATAGCGACGCTGCTTAAATTGAACAGTGCAGAGCTGGCCAACGAGAAGACAGCATTGCTCTGGTCCATGTGAGCCATATTTTCCCCAGGCCAGTTCCAGACGTTGGATGAAACCATGTTCATGCCGTCTTCGCTGTAATTGCTGAAATTGGTCAAACCACTGAAAGTGACAACTCCGGCACCGGCATAGTTGGTGGCCAAAGCAAATGTCAGCGCAACTGCAGTTCGTTTCAGGACAGACGCGAGCTTCATAAATTTCCCCTTGTTAAAAGATTGTTTTGGTATCGAACAACGTGCCGCAGTGCGTAAATACGCAACATCTATGCCAACGGAAAATATTCATTTAGAACAGCTAGTTAGTCGAACATCTGCTAAACCTTTCGGTAAACATGTAAGAAAACGCGACACCTGACGTTTACCCACAACAATGTAAAAAATAAAGACATTACCAGTGGAAATAATTAGGTGCTATGTGCTACGCTGCTATGGTCGTCTTTTAGAGAGTGTTAAATCATGGGGTTCGTTGATCGCTATATCACCGCATTGAGCGCATCGAGCCTCCAGGACGATGAACGCCACTGCCAGGCAGAGCCGCTTCTTGCGTCGGCGCTGGCATCGGCTGCGACAGGCGACCTGGGCGCGCTGCTGCACCGTGCGAAGTACTCGGGCACAGCAATCCAGAACATGACTCATGCGGTGGCGATGCGTAATCTGGTCGAAAAAGCGCTGGCCCTCGCCATCCATAAAAAGGACGCAAGCCGCGAGGCCGAATGCCGTCAGGCGCTGGGAGGTGATACGACGGTGCTTGAGACTGGCGTGTCGCTAGTAGCGAGCGTGCTAATCCTATGGACTGCCGAGGTGACGAAGCGCGGTCGTGCGCGCCGGTGGGTGCCAGAGAATACCGCTTGGGATGCGGAAGCAGCGATCAGGCTGTATCGAACCGTCGCCGAGCATTCACTGGCGCACTGGCTGCATGGCCTATGCGATCCATGCGGTGGTACTGGCGTAGCTGAGGCGCGCGCATGCAAATGCTGCTCTGGCTCAGGTAAGGGTCCGCTGATGATGGGGGCCGGATTCGTTCGCGAGCACACGCTGAATATGGTGAGTGAGCTGCATAACATCGCCGACAGCCATGCAGCACGTGCGAGCGCTAAACTGCGTGTCGTTGCTTAAAGGTATTGGTCTAGACAACAATTTTCGATTTTGTCATCGAACTGTAATATTCAGAATCTAAGGTAAGTTGTCTCTTCAAATGTTCGACTTTGTGCCCGTAGACACAGCGTCGGCGGGCATTTTTTCTTCGCCGAGACTCGACCATCTGCCTAGCAGATGACCTATTTTCGAATACATATCGAGGCAAAAATGAACACAACACATGCTGAACGACGCGCAATTTCTGATACTGATGCACACCCAGCTGCACACGACGTTTCGAATGCGATCAAACATGGCCTGCTCCTACAGGGCCGTACGGGGACGCTTAGCGCAGTAGAGCACCTGAAGGCGCACAAAGTGCCGGGTAGCGTCATTGGACGAGTATTGTCTGGTGGCGCCATGCGCATAGAAGACTGGATGTCTGCTCAATAAACTTCTAAATGCCTGTGTATACGCACAGCTTTTTTCGTGTAAACTAAGCGTCTACATTCTTCCGGCCTCGTAAAGTGCGCGCAAGCGCCACCGATAACCGGAACTCGCGACAGCACCCCAGCCTTTGGTGCTTTCGCACGTCTGAAGAAAAAGCCTGAACCGTTAAACGTTCGGGCTTTTTCTATTTGCGGCCCACTCAGCAGATAGCTATGGGGTTCGCCGCCTAGCCCACGCACGGGCCCACCGATCAATGCGGGCGCAGCTGCCCAGCCGCGGATGAGAGCCCCGCCGTCCGCTCCCGTGTCTCCGGTCCTGCACCAGCAGGATCTTGGCCGCCCCTCGCAACCATGCGCCGGGCGGCTTTCTTCTTCGAGGTACCGCATGAAGCACGTCACTGTCATCAAGTCCTCGTCGCTCCCGACGCGTTCGCCGCTCGGTTTCGGCATTCTCTTTTGGCTGCTGCTCGATCGCCTGGGCGCGCCAGGCTGGGCATTTGGCGTACTTGGGACGCTGGTGTTCTTCATGGCGGTGTTCTGGAGCGTTTCGTTCTGGACCGAGTCTGCGCAAGACGTGCCGGGTTTCGGGGGCAAATAGCATGACGGTCGAACAGGAGCTGGGATGGCTGCGCTACACAGTCGCACGGAAGCGCTCGCAGGTGTGGCCATGAGCATGCCTGTCGAGGTCTACCGCGACCAAATCATTCGAGCTGTCACCGGCAACCAGCCGGCGATGGTATTTCGCGTGGTCGATGAGACTGCGCTCCGGCGTCTCTCCGATCGGCTTGCCGAGTCCGAGCGCGCGCATGCGCTGCTTCGTGCCAAGGGCTATGGCGGGACCGGGCTGCTGCTTGATGAGCTGGCCGCCCTGGTACCGAACGCCAGTTGATGGTCTGGGGCACGAAGAGCCGCCACGAGCGTGGCTATGACAGCGCGTGGGTCAAGGTGCGCAATCAGGTCATGGAGCGCGATGAAGGCGAGTGCCAACGCTGCAAGCGCGCCGGCCGCACCAACCTGGCTCGCGCAGTCGACCACATCGTCAGCAAGGCCAGGGCCACCGAGCTGTGCTGGACGCGCGCCAAGACCGATCACCCTTCCAACCTGGAAGCCATTTGCGATCCATGCCATGCCATCAAGACCGAGGCGGAGCAGGGCAAACGCAAGCGAGTGAAGCGCGCGGCAGGGCCTGATGGCTGGCCGCTGTAGCTAGCTGTCAGGGCTTGAATAAGTTGAATACCTGGGGAAGTTCCACGAACCATAGATAGGCGGCCGTCATAACGACGACCATCGCACCAAAAACAAACGCGGCGATCGTGGCGTTTCGTTTTTTATGCGACGGGTCTGGATGAGCGCACCAAGGACAGGTGGTTGCGGAGGACGGCACTGGGTTTTTGCAATGCGGGCAAGTGATCACAAGCATGGGAGAGGATGATGAAGCCGAACAGACGACTATACCATTTCCATGGAGAAATATAAACAAACGTTGCAAAATAGAAACATCGACGGGGGGAGGTCAAATCTCTGTGACCTTCGTCTATAGGGACCGCCTGCTCCCTCTTTGTGCAGAACCGCGAAATGAAACTTTTTTTCTGGGATTGAAATCATGGCCGGAAGGCGCCCGACTCCCAGTGCGCTCAAGCTGGTCACGGGCAATCCGGGCAAGCGGCCACTGAACAAAAAAGAACCAAAACCACGTACAAAAACGCCAGTTTGTCCGCCGCACCTCGATGTGAAAGGCAAGGCGGTGTGGAAGAAACTGTGCGCGCTCCTGAAGCGAATGGGCGTGCTCACCGAGGCAGATGGCCTGGCGCTCGAGCGACTGTGCGACTGCTACTCCGACATTCTGAAATGCCGGGAATTGGTCGAACGCGATGGACGCACGTACACAACCATCGATCAAAACAGCAACACCCTTATCAAAAACAACCCTGCGGTGAACCAGCTGCGCGCTGCCGACTCGCAGTTCAAAAGCTACCTGGTCGAATTTGGATTGACGCCGGCCGCGCGATCGAAAGTGAACGTGGACCCTGATGACAAGAAAAAGGACGACCCGCTCGGCAGCTACTTCGGCTGACCCTGTCTCCGAGTACGCCCGTGAGGTCGTCGCCGGGACGCGCATAGCCGGCCCGCACGTGCGCCACCAGTGCGCGCGCCACTTGGCTGACGTCGATGGCGGTGCCAAACGTGGGCTGGTGTGGGACGTTGCCGCGGCCCTGAAGGCGATCGGCTTCTACCGCGACGTGCTGAAGCTGAATGGCGGCGACTTCGAGGGCAATCCGTTCGAGCTGTTGCCGTGGCAGCGGTTCGTGGTCGGCAGCATCTTCGGATGGAAGCGGGACGACGGCTACCGGCGCTTTCGCGTCGTCTATGTCGAGACGGCGAAGGGTAGTGGCAAGTCGCCGCTGGCGGCCGGCGTCGGGATGAAGGGCCTGGTAGCCGACGGCGAGCCGCGCGCGGAGATTTACGCTGCGGCGACGAAAAAAGACCAGGCGATGATCCTGTTTCGCGACGCTGTCGCGATGCACGACCAGTCGCCCGAGCTGACTAAGCGCCTCACAAAAAGCGGCACTGGTGAGAAGGCCTGGAACTTGGCGTATCTGGCCACGGGTTCCTTCTTCCGACCGATCAGCAGTGACGATGGCCAGTCCGGCCCGCGGCCACATATCGCCCTGGTCGACGAGTTCCACGAACACAAGACCGCCACCGTGCTCGAAATGATGCGCGCGGGGACGAAGAGCCGGCGCCAGGCGCTGATTTTCATCATCACCAACGCCGGTGCCAGTCGCAAGTCGCCGTGCTGGAACTATCACGAGTACGGCGCCAAGGTCGCGAGCGGCGAAGCGGTGGACGATTCGTTTTTCCCCTACATCTGCGCTCTGGACGAGGAAGACGATCCGTTCGAGAGCGAAGACTGCTGGCCGAAGGCGAACCCAAGCCTGCAGGATGCAAACCTGCCTGGCTACAAATACATTCGGGAGCAGGTGACCGAAGCGAAGGGCATGCCGTCGAAAGAGGCGATCGTGCGCCGGCTGAATTTCTGCCAGTGGACCGACGCCGAGTCGCCTTGGATCAGCCACGAAATCTGGAAAGAGGCGCAGCTCGACTACAACGTCGAGTCGTTGCGCGGGCGCCGCGCCGTGGCCGGTCTCGACTTGTCGAGCACCACCGACCTTACCGGCCTGGTGTTCTTGGTCGAGCCGGTGGAGCCTGGTGAGCCATGGAAGCTGGTGCCGTATGCTTGGCTTCCGGACGACAACCTTGCGCGCCGGGCCCAGCAGGATATGGTGCCGTATGTGGATTGGAAGGCCGAAGGGCTGCTCGAGACGACGCCCGGCCGCGCAATCAGCAAGCGAATCATTCTGCAAAAACTGTCGGCCATGTGCGACTTCTTCGAGATCACAGCGTGTGCGTATGACCGCTGGCGTATCGAAGACCTGCAGCAGATGGCCAGCGACGACGGCATCAGCCTGCCGACGATGGAGGCGTTCGGCCAAGGCTACAAAGACATGAGCCCGGCTATTGAGCAGTTCGAAACGATGCTGCTCAACGGCGAGATCGCGCACAACGGGCACAAGGTACTCACCATGTGCGCCGGCAATGCAGTGACGGTGCAGGACGGAACCGGCAGCCGCAAGCTCGACAAGGAGAAAGCGACCGGCCGCATCGACGTAATTCTCGCTGCCGTGATGGCCGCTGCCCTGGTCATCCGCGCGGAGCCGAAAAGCACCAAAATTAACCAAGGCTTCGTGATTCTCTGATGAAAAACCCATTCAAAATGCTGGCGGACGTCTTTTCGGACGCCCCAGCGCCGACATCGAGCGCGCGCCAGGAGCCAACCGTCGATGTGCAGAACAGCACGACGTTGGTCAAGTCGAGCGATCCCCAAGTGATTGCGATGCTGGGCGGCACGCCGGCCGCGTCAGGGTTCGCGGTGACCGCTGAATCTGCGATGCGAGTGTCTGCTGTCTTCGCCGCAGTGCGGTTGCTGGCTGGCGGCATCGCATCGCTGCCGGTGGCCGTCTTCCGCGAAGGTGATGAGGGCCGCGAGGCGATCCGGCCCGACCTTTGGTGGCTGCTCAACGAGCAACCGATCGCGAACTGGACAGCGGCTTCTATGTGGGAATGGGTCGTTCAGTCTATCTGCCTGCGCGGCGACGGGTTTGTTGAGATTGTTCGCTCCGGTGCCGACGTCAAAGCGCTGCGCCCGCACCACCCGGACATGGTCAGCGTGCGGCGCGTCGGGGACAGCCTGCTGTATTCGGTCAGCGACGACGTTTCCAGCCTGCGCCCAGTGCATCAGGACGACATGCTGCACTTCCCCGGCTTTGGCTTCAACGGCACGCGCAGCATGTCGA